CCACCTTTAGCCATATACTTAGTCTTCTTGGCTGCACCACCTTTGGCCATGTATTTAGTTCCTTTCATAGAACCACCCTTAGCCATATATTTGGTGCCTTTGACCATTCCGCCTTTAGCATAGCCTTTAGTTTTTTTATACATTATTCACTCCTATGAATATTTGGTTTTCTTTCTTCTGTTGCTCATTACTTTACCACAACCTCTTGCAATTCTTCTAACTTCTCCACCGTCTTTCATGGATACTCTAGCTTTTTTAGTATTAGCAACAACAGTCTTACCTTTTCTGCCTGCTGCTTTTTTCTTTCTTGCAGTTTTTGCTCTTTCTGCTTTGCTTAAACTTTGTGCTTTTGATTTTGGTAAACAACGATCTGGATTCTTTTTATCTTTACTTGTACCACATGGGCCTTTGATAGAACCATCTGTGCCTATACGCACCCAGTTTTGTCTTCTCCACTCAGCTAATTGTCCCATTATCTGAGTCTTTCTTTCATAACGATACCTTGTCCTCTTATATTAACAAGTCCACCGTTTTTCATTTTTTTCTTTTTACGTTTACTACCTTTGGCATAGTTTGGATCTTTACAATATTTAGACGCAGCCATATTTGCATACGCTGAAGGGTATGTATCAAAAGTTCTTTTTGCCCAAGCCTTACCTGCTGGACAAATCTTGCCACCGCTTTTTGCTTTCTTTGCCATTATTTTATTCTACCATGTTTTTTTCTAATCGCATCTTTGCCTCTTCTAAATATTTCAGCTTGCTTTGGTTTGCCTCCATACTTAGATCTTTGCTCTCCTACAGTTAATATTTGTATTAATCTTGCAAAAGGTTTTCTAGTTCGTTTTACTTTAGCAACTGTATCTTTAGCATCTTGAACAGTTGCATATTTAATTGAAACAGTATCCCTTGGGTTTTCATCTGTGTATAGTCTTCTATCACTACCTTTTGGTTTTTTTCCTGTTCCTACTTTTGGGTCTTTTCTTTTGGGCATTTTTAACTAATTTTTTTAAAACGTTTGATTGTCTTTTGTGTAATTTAGATGCTTTGTTAAGCTGTCTTGATACTTTTTTTATTTTTCTTAACATTTCCACCTTCTTCTTGCTTGTCTAATTCTTGAATTAGGATTGTTTCTTGTTTTGGCTGAACTACGTTTGAGTTGTCCTAATGATCTAGCACAGTAAGACTTTCTTCTTTTAGCAGCCTTACTACCTTTTTTAACTTTGCCAGTTACTGCTGTTTTTAATTTACTACCGGGATTAGCTTTTCTATACGCACGCACACCTTTTTTGGTCATGCCTGCACCAGACTTGGTAGGGCGGAAGTTACCGCCCTTACCAACTGTCCTACGTATATTTTTAGTTTTTCTTCTTTTTACAACCATTCATTAATAGCTTTTATTCAAAACTAAAATAACAGAGTAAGCATCACCACTTGAATGACCCACTGTTGTAAAGTCAATATCTCCAGTTATACCAGATCCTGCGTTATTAGGTATGCCAGAAAATAAATCATAGTATTCATCTCCTGTGCTATCTGCTGGTAATGGTATCGCTAAAACATTAGTGCTCGCATCAAACTCTATATCTACACCCATACCTCTGGTTGCCCAGTATATACGTGATATAGAAACTCTACTGCAAGACTCACCTAAATTGTTTTTAGCTAAAGCTGAAACATCAACTTTTTTAACAGAAGATTCACCCGTGCCGTCAGATTCGTTAGTAAACTTTAATATCGCTACTCTGTCACTATCATGAATAGTTTGAGAAGTTACTGTATCTGCCATGAGCTACTCCTTATGCGTCAGCAAATGGTGTTACTAAAGTTCCTGATCCTAAAATAATACCTTCTACAGCATATTTAGCTGAGGCCATAGCAGTTACTTTCACGATACTACCAGCTAATCCGCCTTTGGTAGAGCCATTCATAGTAATAACATCATTAGATGAAGCTGAAATAAAAGTTTTACCAGTATTGTCATCTACACCTGTATATAAACCACCAACAAATTTATCTGTGCCATCAGTAAGAATATCCATATCTGTAGCCGCAGTTTCTACAACAAAGAAGAAAGAAGCACCTAAGTTATTTAATTGGTTAGGATCTTCATTTGTTGATGGAGTGGTAGTTACAATGCTAGGTAAAGTAAACTTACCGTCTGCATCATTACAAGTTAATATTTTTCCAGCATGAGCGGCAACTGTAAGAGTAGTGTCTGCTGTTAGGCTAACTACTGATGCGTTACCTGCTGAGATGAATCCAGCTAGTGATTTAACTGGTCCACTAAAAGTCGATTGTGCCATAATTTTTCTCCCGAAAAATAAGTTCTATTATCTTGGCTTGTCTGCTAGGTCAGTTAATAGAACAAGTTAATAAACCCTAGACTTTTGATTGTATATTAGTTTTATTCAAAAAAAAAGGGAGCCGAAGCTCCCTTAGATAATCAACAGAGATTATGCACCTTGAGACGCAAACACTGCTCTTGGATTTGAAAATCCAAATGAGTATCTTTCTCTTGCTTTGAATCTGACATTGCCAGTATCAAAGTCACCTTCCATAGAAGTTGAAAGAGGTGATCTCTCAAAGTGTTTGAATCCGTCAGGACAATCTGTTAATAAGAACCAAGCATCGGTATCTGTTAAGAAGTTATTTACAGAATAACCCTCTGGTACCATGCCCATGTTCCTAATAGCATTGATGTCATTATCTGATGTGCTTACTCTACCAGGTGTTTGTAGCAATCTATCAACCACGAATTGTAATTGTGGTGGAACGATCAACTTAGTTCCTTGTAAAGCAATAACCATATTTCTGTCATCAACAAAAGTTGAAACTGAAATAAGTGCATCTTCTAATGAAGTCTCATTCAAGTCAGTGTAAGTGCTTGGTCTGTTTGAGAATGTTCCGCCACCTGTTAAAGGGTGAGAATCACTCACTAAAGCAACACCATCTCCTCCAGTGAAGCTTGATGAGAATGCGTTATTAAGCACAGACGCAGCTTTTACTTGCTTTGTGTGTGCCATTGATCTTGCTAAAGCCTTTGTGTATCGGGCTCCTAATCTATCATACAGATTATCTTCGATAGCTTCTTCAGTTAATGCAAATGCTAACGCAATGGTCTCATGTGAGTACCTTGCAGTAAAACCTTCAGATGCTTGGTCAAATGCCACGCTTTGTCCTTCTGATTTTACTTTTGCGTTACCGAAACCTACTATTAAGGTTTCTTCTTCAAATGCTCTATCTGATGCTTCTGTCTCAAATATTTCTGCATGTTGTTGCTCGTACCTGTTGTATTCCATGCCAAATAAGGCATTCAACCCAGGCTCTAGTTCTTTCGCTAATTGAGCTCTTGAAATAGCCATAATTTATACTCCTTATTAAGCTAATCCTGCGCCTTTTTGGCCCATGATATGATTTTGAATAACAACTAAAACATTAGTGTTTGCCGTAGCAACGTCTGAATTTTCAGGATCTCCTGAAATATCAATCGCCTTAATCGGTAAACTCGCTGTTGTAGCACCTGTTGTGACATCTAACTCAGCTCCTGAAATACCTGTAACGGTACTACCTGAACTTGTATAAACAATGTCAAAGTTTCCAAACAGATCAGCCACTGGGAAAGTGTCGTCTGCTTGTATCTCGAAGACCACGTTAGGATCATCTATAACAAAAGCAATTATATCTGAAGCATTAGTGCTTGCAGGATAGTAATTACTAAATACTTGTTCGCCTGTTGTAGGATCAGTGTAAGAACATCCATTGAATACTCCAACAATAGGAACTGTGCCACCGTCAGCATGTACTTCTACACCGCCTCCAGTTACTTGAGCAACCATATCTCCTTGGAAGATACTTGTTCCGTAGTTTGCAGCTATTCTATAACGACTTTGTCCACCAGTATAAGGTGAACCACCCATCATTCTTACAGGCTTCATTCCAAAAGCAGCATCTTGATTTGCCATTTTTGTTTCTCCTATAAAATAATTATAATTTTAGAGTTCACAAAGTTATCCTTTGCTACCTCCACCAAAAGTCACCCTTGATTTAATCTCTTTTGAGATTGGCATCGAGGGATTCTCTTCACGCATTAGGTCATTCTCAACAGCAGTCATTTGATTATTGGTTTGTTGTTCAAAAAAGTCATTTCTTTGATCTGCGATTTCTTTATCTATTTTGCACAGTATCAACCCACCAACTCCAATTACTCCTGCATGACGACCATCATCGACAGTAGGTAAATCGTGATAACCAGGTAACTCATCTGGTCTAACAACCTCGAATCCTTCACGAAATCTTTTTGAGACATTCGTTTTATCATCTTGGCCTAATACAGATTCTCTAACCCAACGATAAGAAATACCTTGTGATTTAGCTAATTCTACAGCTTCCTCTGGTAATTCTAACGCTGAAGGCATCTTCCAAGCTTTTGGCCTAGTGTTTGTCTCTCTAGTGTCAGAGTTTCTAGTAGATCTGTTATTTTCAGTTTTGTTATCTGTTTCGCTCATGATTTTTGTAACCTCGCTTTTTGTATTGCGTAATCTTTAAATGACACTCCAAGTTTTTTAGCTAGTGCTTGTTCGCTCGGTGTCAACTCGATACGATTTTGTTTGCGTCCAGTCGATGTGTTGCGTGTGGCTGAAGCGACTGTTTGGACGGGTTTTTTGTTCGCTTCCACGTTAAACTTGTGAGGCAACTCTTGTCGCACTCGTTTATCTATCTCACTATAGTATGAGTCACTGTCTGTGTCAAAGCCTTCGTTCTCTAATTGTTTATGAATTGCAAAGGCTACACTGGTCGCAACATCGTCTGTTCCGAACCAAGTATTTCTTTGAGCCCACTCTTTAGCTTTTGGAGATGGCTCATCAAAGTCTTCTTGAACATCCTGTGGCTGTTGATATTGTTGCTGTTTAGCTTGTTCTAAATAGGCTTGTTCTTGAGCTTCGTATTGTTTTTGTTGTTGTTGATATTGCTCATGTCTAGCTTTATCTGCTGTTGCCATGCTCAAAGCTTCGGTTGCAGTTGCTATGGCCTCTGCGTCTCCAGCTTCAGTAGCTTGTTTTAAAGCTTGTTTTGATAATGCTAATTGAGATTCAACTCTGTTTGAAAACTCATCGCCATAATTAGATTGAAAAGCTTTTTGAGATTGTCTTAATTGATCATTCTGTTCTTTAAGTTCGTTAGCATATTGAACAGCCATGAGCTCTCTTCTTTGAAACTCTTTAGCTTGTGCTACAGCTTTGTTTATTCTGTTTTGAGCTAACGCTGCTCTTTTTTCTACATCTGATTGATCTTTTACTTTTTCTTCTACTTTAGGAGATGCCTCAAAGTCTTCTTGTATTTCATCTTCAGATACAGGTGCTACTTCTTGAGTGACCTCTACCTCTACAGCAGTATCTTGCACTTCCTCTTCAACCCTTTTATTTTCAGGCAGTGCTGCTTTTTCTATTTTTTCCTCTGTTATTTCAACATCTATATTTTGTGCTTCTTCGCTCATTCTTTACTCCTATAAAGATTTTATGTCATCTGGATCAAGGATTGTCGCAATCACTTCATCATCGTTAATAATACGAACCTCGTTATCATCTTCTAATCTGAAACGAGTTCCTGCGTATCTGCCAATTAAAATCCAATCACCTTGTTTGCACCAAGGAGTGTTAGATCTGTTTGGCTGACCAAATTTATTATCTTTATAAGCTAAAGGGCCTACCTTTAAAACATAGCAGATTACTGTAGCTAAAGCTTCTCTGTCTACGGTTTCTTTAACTAGCTGAATACCACCGTCAGTTTGACCTTTACCTCTGTATGGCAACACGAGTATCCTCCATCCAACAGGATCAGGCATTCTTTCAAGTAGTGATTTGTCTAGTAGTTTAGGATCTAATACCCTTTCTTCTGATTTTACGAAAGCTTTGTCTAGTTCTGAGGACTCTTCTGCTTTCTCTTTTGCAATTTGTTCTTTATGTTTTTCAAATTGTGTTTTTTCTGCGACTTTTTCAATCATCGATGTCATCCATTTGCAACGTTTCTTTTAAATCTTGTTGTAAGGAGCGAATCGCTGATAACTCTCCCATAACATATTTGTAATCTTCCATGGATTTTATATTGCCACTAGCAATAATGTCAACAGCATTTCTCTCTCTTTCTCGCAAAGTTTTAAAAAAATACTCTGCAAGCTTAATACCATCCAATTATCTCTCTCCTAATTTTGATTACCTAAACGATCCTATTCCTCCACGTCTAGGCATCATTGGTTCATTTCTCTCTATTTTTGGTAATTCTATTTTTGGTAAATTTATTGGTGACATAGGCATAGGTGTTGCTATGGGTCCGGGCATAGGCATTCTTGGTCTCATAGGCATAGGCTTAGGTAACATAGGCATAGGCTCGGGTAACATAGGCATAGGCTCAGGCAAACGAATTGGCATTATGTCTGAACTTAAGAAATCTTCTGAACGTCTTATACCTGGGCCAAAGCCAAAATCTTCTAAAGGTGGTGTTATAGGTGGTCGCAATTCTTGTATAAATGGTTTTCTTACAGGAACTGTATCAGTCACTATTGGGTCAAATTTAGGTCTACTCTCTTCTATAAAGAAATCCTTTGGCAATGGTGGCATAATCCCTGGACCGTAGCCATAATCAATCATTTTACGATCTAATATCGGAGGCATCATATCACCTCTTCTAGGGCCACCTCTTTCTCTTCTTATTCTGTCTATATCATCCATGGTTATGGTGGGCTCATCCACAACTGGTGTTTCATCTAAAATGGGTGTTTCGTCTACAATAATTGGAGGTTCTTCTTTCAAAGGAGGAGCATCGTCTATAAATATTTGATCTGGTGGTTTTGGAAAGTCAATCTTAGGTGGTCCTGGAACACGAATTGGCTCTGGTTGAGCAGCAAACATATCTGCTATTGGATCACGCATAACATCAGTAGGCATAAAAGCCTGCTCAGGTTGCACAGGAGGTACATACCCCTCAGGAGTAAAGAAAGCTGGGCCGCCTTGAATTAGTGTAGGTCTTGCCATTAAAAAATTCCTTTGAACTTAGTTCCTCTAAGTGCGGCACGACCACCTCTTGATTTACCACCGCCATAACCTTTTGGTTGTGGAGCAGAGCCATTAGGTATTTTTTCAGGAGTAGAGTAATTAACTGTTCCTTGATCTTTAATGGTTACGCTTGATTTTTCTTTTGTCATAATTGCACCTATATTATTTTTTATTTTTAGATCCCTTAGGTCTGCCTCTTTTCTTAGGAGCTGACTTAGTTACCTTTTTAGTTTTCGCTTTAGCCTTGGTCGAAGTTTTTTTGACCGTTTCTTTTTTAGTCTCTTTGACTTCGGTTTGGTTATTTGCATCTTCATTGATGATCGGTTGATTACCATTTAATATTTCCTCTTCTTTTTTTAGCATAGCTTTGTGTATAGCTTGCATTTTTTGTCTGACTGAACTCATATATTAACCTCGCATTATGTCCATAGCTTTAAACTGTGCAGCTTGATCTATACGTTCTCTAGCTATGTCGTCTTTCATTGTAGCTATTTCTCTTTGAATTGCCAATCTTTGTTCTGCAAGTTTGTTGTTTTCCATAGCTTTCATAGCATCAAACTCTTGTCTTTGTGCAAACTCTTCACGTTTACGTTGCACGTCATCAGCTTTAATATCGAGCTCTTTGTCTCGTAGCTGTACCAAAGGATCAACAGGTGGTGGTGGGGCAATAAACATAGCATTGATCTGCTCAGTAAGTTGCGATACCACCGCAGCAACATCTTTAGCAACTTTCTCTTGTATCTGTTGTTGATAAACTTGTGCAACTTCAAGTGGCAACTGTTGTATTTGTTGTAGCATTTGCTGAAACTCTTGGTTTTGTGCGTTTTGTTGATCTACTATCTCGGCAGCCCTAAAAGATACATGCTGATAAATATGTGCTTGAATCAAAGATAGCACTACAGGATTAGCTTGTGCTGTCATGGTTCCGTATAAAGACATGTGCGAATTAATGTGTGCATCATGATCTTGACCCGGAAAAGCTTGAGCAGGCATACCTGCAATCAAAGCTGCGTTTTCGTTAGCTGGGTCTAAGGGTTGTGGTTGTGGTGGTGGTGGCAATAACTGTTCTATGTTCTGCACACCCATAGCACCGTACATTCTTCGATAAGCCTCATGCAAACCTGTTGGGCCGTGTATCTCAGGATTGCTTTGCACGGTTCTAAGTATCTCTTGAGCCATCATAACCCTTTGGCTCATAGAGAAAGTATTAGGATCTGAAACTGGTAAGACATCAACTCTGTCATCAAAGTCTTGCGACTTAATAAGTTGGTTGCCGTTAGCAGTGAGATAAGGATAGTCTGGTGGTAAATACTCACTAAATACTTTAGCTAGTATTTCAAACTCAATTCTTTGAGATGCGTGCAGTCTTTTGTGAATCGCACTCATCACTCTAGTACCACGCTCTAATAACGCAATCGTTGTACCTACAGGTGCATTTTGATTACCGTCTCCTACTTGTGTATCAGCTATTGAAGCGAAACGCCTTCCACTGTCAACCAAGATACCTAGGAGAGAGAGTAAGGTTTGACTTGGCTCCTTAAAAGGTAACGGTACGAAAGCGTCTCGCAAACTTCCGCCAGGAGCATCCATGTCTCTAAACTCACCAGGTTGTAATGGCTGATCATCGTTTCTGATACGAATGCCTCTAGCTTTAAATCCAGCAGGTAAGTTAGATAATGTACCTGAATCAATAAGTTGTCTCAAAATAGATGTCGATGCTTTAGACAAGCCACCTATCATGTGAGTCAAACCAAAGCCATAAAATCCTAGACCTGGTAAAAACTTATAGTGCACAAAGTAATTAATACGTCTTTTTAACGGATCAGTTTCTTTGTAATTTCTACGAATAGATAAAACTTTGTCGTTAGCAATGGTAACGATATATGGCAGTTTAATCTCAGTGGGCTCGCCTTCTGAATCTAAATCCTCAAAGCCTGGTATATCTAATTCAGTATGTATTTCGTGTACTTTACAAGTATCAGTATCGTTGTAGTTAGGGCTGATACCTTGTAATTCATCTACTTCTTCTTGAATCTCATCATAGTCATCCGCCATGATATTACCCATAGATATATCTACATCACGATAAAATCCTACTTGTTGTAGTTTTTTAATATCGTTTATCGACATATCAATTACATGCGTAATCCTCGTAGCACTATGCAAGTCAGTAGCCGAGTAAGGCACAATTAAGTCCTCACTAGGTATAAATTTAGATACAGCCCTGTCTAAGTTTTGATCGTAGTAAACTTTTCTAAACGCAGAACCTGATAACGGCAAGTAGAACAACATTTGATCTGTTTCAGAGTCATACTCTTTCATAACCTGCATAAGCTGATAGTTCATAAACTCTTGAACTCTCGATGCTTGTTGCTCAGATTCAGCCGTTGTCATACCCAAGACTTGAGTTTTGACAGGCCCTTGAGATGGGAGTAACTCATTGTAGGCCTGTGCTTGGAACTGAGTAACAGATTCAGCTAAAAGCGGGTGCATAACTCCAGAGGCACCCTCGAAAGGTTGTGTTCTTTCCTCGTACTTCATACCCAACTGTTCAAGACCTTCTCTGTAAGTCTTTTCCCAATCGGATCTTGAGTCTTTGTCAGAATCAACATTAGCCATTAAGTCGTTCTTAATGGTGCTAAGATCAGATGAATCTAGTTGTTCTGCTAAATTAGAGTAAAAATCAGTATCATCTACAGGCGGTGTGGGAGCACCAAACATAATGGTACCGTCTTCCATTTGCTCAAACTCTTCAAGATCAGGGCTCTCTTCTTCAACCTCAACCTCTAGTTCCATTTCCTTTGAACGATCACGAACTCCTAGCTCTTGTTGATCTTCAATGGTTATGGCTTTGTCTACATCTGCCATATCAACCCTTTACGTTATATTTTACTTTAAACCTCAACAGTTCCTGTTTCATTTCAGATATTTCTTTAGAATCCTTGTTATAAGTTTTATTACTTATGTAAGGAGAATCTTGTCGTAGTCTATTTTCTTTTATACGAATTTTATCTTCCATTCTGTCAGCTTTTTTTCTAACAGCCCTGTCCATAACTTTTTTTAAAGGCTTGCTAACATGTTGCAAACCTTTTCTAGCTATTTGTTTTTTAGGCATATTATCCTTTTAAAGCCCTACCAAAACCTCTTTTGGCTGCACCAACACCTCTTGGTGTTGATCTCTTAGCAGAAACTACGCCGCCTGATTTCATTCTATTAGCTCTTCTAGCTTTTCTACGCTGTTTAAAAGTTTCAAAGCCTATTCTTTCTTTTCTACGAGCTTGTCTTTTTCGCTTTCTAGGGCTTCTATTTTTATTAACTTGATCGACAATAGATTTGGCATCCTTTTTAGACAAAGGCTCTTGTTTTTTCTTACCACCAGCTCTGTTATAAGCTGCTAATCCAGCTGTGTCAGTTGTATAACCTTTTTTCTTAAGATCATCTTTAGTAACGGCTGTGTATTTTTTACCGTTGTGAGTAAACAAAGTTCCTTCTCCTTTAGCTCTAGCTTTTCTAAAAGCGTCATCAAATGATTGTCCTTTGTTTTTTCTTGCAGAAATAGCTAAACCTGTTCCTACTGTTGCACCTGCTGCTGCTGTTCCAGCTAAACCAGGATTAACTTTATTAGGTTGAACTGGTTTTGCTTTACTTGCTGTGCTAGTTTTAGGTTTAGTTACTCTGGTTTTAGGTTTAGGTTTAGGAGTAACTTTTTTAGCTACCTCCTTAGCACTCTTTTTTGCGATTGTTTTTTTTACCATGATTTAATTACTCCCATAACTTTAATAGTATATTCTCTGTTTCGGCACTGGCTCATCGTCTTCCTCGTCTGAATCAAGTCTTACGAAGTTGCCTTGACGAAATCTTAGTATAGCCTGTGTTGTCGAATCTACAAAATCATCGTTCTCTCCATACGGAAAGGCTGCACATTCTTCTATCACCTCTTCTGCGAAGATCGTGTCTGGAGCCCAGACCATACCAGCTTCAAACACTGGCGATACCGAATGCACTCGAGTGACTTTGTCTCTTCCTTTCGTTGGACGATAGTTCACAACTGGGATCCCCATCATTCTCAACTCATGCGTCAAAGGAGTACCACTTGCTTGTGATTCTATCAGCACTGAGTCTGGTTGCCAATACATAAATTCATCGTAAGCTGTCGCTTTCAACTCAGGAAAGTCCCACCGACCTCTTTTGGCATCGAGTAAAATGATAGATTCTGGTGCACCGTCACTAGGACGAAAGACTCCCCACGTAGTAATCGCAGAGTAGTCAGCCGTTTCTTTAGAACTAAACGCAGTATCGTAAGATTGCAGTATGTAAGTTGTGTTAGGTGGATCGTCATGCTCCCATTGTTGCCACCAATCTCGTTTTAACAGGGCACCTTCCTCAGAAGTTGGGTTTTGCATGTACTGAGCATTCCATTTTGCTACAGGAATCGAGGCTTTTACGGACTCAAGCTCTTCTATTTTCCAAAACTCAGGCCATAAAGGCTCGCCACTGTCCAAAATAGCAGGTAATTCTAGTATATCCCACTGATCTGCGTGGTCTTCAGACATTCTTTTGATAAGTTTCTCGGTTAAATCAAGCGTACTCCACCTTGTCATGACAATAACTATGATTCCGCCTGGTTGTAAACGCTGTCGTGGTCCAGATGTGTACCATTCGTAGGCAGATTCTAGGGCAGTTGGGCTCAAAGCGTCCTGTTCAGAGTGTGGATCGTCAATAATTAACAAATCCGCACCACGACCTGTGATAGCACCGCCCACTCCTGCGGCAAAATACTCGCCACCGTGGTTGGTTTCCCACCTACCTGCTGATTTGCTGTCGGCAGAGAGTCTAACCTTGTCGAATATTTGCTTATATTCGTCTGTATCCATGAGATTTCTAACCTTACGACCAAACCTTGCAGATAGTTCGGCGGTGTGAGTCGTTTGCATGATCTTCATATCAGGGTGCAAGCCCATAATCCAGCTAGGAAAGAACACGGACGCAAACTCTGACTTGGTATGACGAGGTGGCATGTTGACGATTAGGCGTTTGGTCTTGCCCTTGGCTACGTCTTCTAGCTTTTTAGCAAACAATCTATGGTGCTCGCCCTCGATAAAGCCGTCCCACACATTTTTTACATAGGCTATGAAGTCTTCTTTAGATTTTTTGCTGGTGTCTAGCTGATCAATACGATTTTTGATCATGACCATCTCTTTTAGAGCCTCGTCAGATACGTGTTCTAGTTTGCTGTCTTTTCCCATCTAAATTTAAGTTGTCCTGTAACTGGTTGCCATTCTCTACCTGGTCTAGTTGTCCATCCTTTACCTTTATCCCAACCGCCAGTCTCTCCTATCATTTTCCATCCTACAGCTTTCATGGTAGATCCAGACTCTTTTTGCAATGTATAGGTAATCATTCTTTTACCACCCATTTGTTGCCAAACTCTCCAAGATTTTCCATACAAAAATGAATTTGTATTTTTTGGAGCGTCATCTAAAACGCATGATCTAGTTACTTCTGCTGTAAATCCATCGTCTAACTTTCTAGCAACTGGTCTTCCTACAATAATAACTCCAACAAGTTTATCATTGTAGCTAGCACCTAAGCAAAATTTAGCACCCTGTACTTTTTTATTATGTCTATGGAAGTTTTCAACAAATAAATTTGCTTCCTTTAAAGTTATAGGAACCACTTGTAATCTCTCCATGTGAAATATGGTACCTCATTATGGTACCTAATTAAAGCAAGGGGGGGTGAAATGGTTTTGGGGGTAATTATTTATGTTGATAGTTATTTATATACTACGCAAAATTTTGCCACGCCCTTATATGTGGGGGTGGGGGTGTTTGGTTTATGATCTGGAAAAAACGCCTGGCGTTTCAATAGAGACCCATAATATTAATTTAATTAATTTGTCTATAAGTGTATAAATAGTGTTATAATAACTTTGTTATTAATTAATAGGCG